CTAAATTGCAGCTACCTTCAGCTCCGGCGCCTGTTCCGGCGTCTCGGTAAGCGGCACCACCCACTGCGCCAGGTGGCCGGCCGACAGGTGGGCATACCGCTGCACCATCTCCATCGTTTCCCACCCACCCAGCTCCTTCAGCACCTGCAGTGGCGTGCCGCGTTGCACGTGCCAGCTCGCCCACGTGTGGCGCAGATCGTGCCAACGGAAGTTGCTGATCTGCGCCCGCGCCAGCGCCTTGCGCCAGGCCGCCGTCACCGTCTGGTACACCGGCGCCCCCCGGTACACGAACACGTTGTCTACGTGTTCGGGCAGTCGGGGCTTTGGAAACTGCCGTCGCAAGATCGCCACGGCGGTTTCCGACAGCGGCACGGTGATGGCCTTGCGCGCCTTCGCCTGGTCGGGATGAATCCAGGCAACCCGGCGCACTAGGTCAACTTGTGACCACTGCAGGCCCGTCACGTTGGCACGCCGCAACCCGGTCTCCAGGGCGAAGCGGGCCATGTCCGCCAGGTGCTCGGGCAGCTCGGCCAGCAGCCGCTCCGCCTCTGCCGGCGTCAGCCATCGGATACGCTTCGCTGTGCCTTTCCGCCGCTTCATCTTGGGGGCCGCGTCGATCCACCCCCATTCCGCCGCAGCATTCAGCACAGCCACCAGCACGCCCACCACCCGCCTCACTGTGCCGGCGCTGACCGTACCGGGCAGCTCCTTTACCCCGTCCCGCGTCTTCACGGTGCGCCGTTCGGCGCGCTTCGCGGCAGCAATCGTTTCGATCCGATCCAACCCGATCGCGGCCAGCTCGACGCCTGAGAGCCGGCGATCAAGCCAGCGCAGATGCGTCTTCGTGGTCTCGATGCTTGAGCGGTCGGCGCGTGCCTCCACGTATCGCACCACCGCGTCGTTCCAGGTGTAGCGCGGGCGTTGCCCGAGCTTCGCCTGATTCCACAGATCCACCTTTAGGCGGTCGTGATACTCCTGGGCCTGCGCACGGTCGCAGGTGCCAGTGCTTCCCTGTAGCGGCGTGCCGCCTCCAGGGGGGTACAGCTTGTAATACCAGTTGTTGCTGCCTTTACGTTTGAAGAGCGACATGGCTCACCTTCCTTTGCCTGTTCGCCCTGCACAACTCGCGGGACCCATTCTCCAGCGAGGTAACGTTCGAGGGCAATCGTCGAGAACATCCACCGCTTGCCGACCTTGCGGCCTGGCAAGTCTCCTGCCTTGGCCTTGAGCCGCACCGTTTCCGGGTGGGCGCCCAGCAGGCGGGCAGCGGCAATCAGATCGATCGTCGTGCCGTAGAGCGTCATGACACCTTCCTTTTTCCGGCCCGCGAGGGGACCACACGCAGTGCAACCTGTGGATCCGTGGGTGCAGCTCTGCACAGAAGTAACCCATTGATTTCAAACGATTTCGCATCCACGGGTTTCCACAAGTTAGCGCTTTCCGACCCGTGGAATCCGTGGATGAAAAAATAGGCAGGTGTCCTAACCCGTGGAAAAACGCCCTCAACCCGTGGATGCCCTTGCGCGCGCCCTGCCTGCCTTTCTCCCGGCTCTTTCTTCTTCTCTTTCAATGATTTAGAGAGAGAGAAAGAAGGGGCGACGGGGCGAGCGGCCGAAACTCGACCCGTGGAAAAACAGCGGCAACCTGTGGAAAATCGCCTCCGACTTGTGGGCGGCATCGCTTCCAGAATCAAGGACTTAGCGCGACCGAGGGTCGATTTCCACGGGTTTTCTGCGCTGCCCGAGCACCCCCATTGGCAAAAGCTATGCGCACCCCTCGCTTCCAACGCCTGGCCGAAGGCTCCCGGCCGGCTCTCTCTTGAAGGGGGTACGGGGGAGACGGCAACCAGGTCGCCGCCAGCGCTGTGCCTCGTCATCTGCAGGACGCTGCCGCGCGGCACGCCGTGGGCGCCAGGCACAGCCACTACGCGGCCGCAGGCCGGCAGACTGAAGTGCGCCAGGGCGCAGTTGACGAAGCGGCCTGCGGCCGCATGGAACGGGGAAGGCACAGTGGCCAGCGTGTCAGGCATGGACATGGGCATCCTCCCGAACCGCGACCGACAGGCCGTAGCCCGCCAGGCGTGTGAGCGAAATCGGCGTCAGATGCGCCACGCGACGGCTGAAGATGGTGCGCTCGACTTCCTTCTCACCCGCGACCACGCCGGCGCCGTAGAGCTGCTTCTTGAAGACGCGGTCGGACTTCACCGGCAGGCTGTTCCACTTCTCGCGCAGCGGGTTGCTGTGCGCGATATGGTCCATGATGTGGCTGGTGCGCAGCAGGATGCAGCGCTCGCCCTCCACGGTGTCAAAGGCGTGCGGGAACGAGAACTTGCCGGCGTCCACTTCCGACAGCGCGGTCTCCATGATCCACACCCAGGGCTCGCGGTCGGCGCTGGTTTCGGCGATGTGCGTGTTCATCTCGGCCAGCAGGTCGTTGATGAAGTTGCCGGCGCTGTGGTGGATGCCGGCGAACTCGGCCAGGTAGTACCAGGCCGTCATGACCGCCGCGTAGTTGGTCAGCATCCGCTTGGCGCCCTCATCCTGGCCCGAGGCGCGCGCCATGCGCGTGCAGTAGGCGTGGATCTTCCTGTACTCGGCCAGGACCACGGCCTTGTCCAGGCCGGCCAGGAACTGCAGCCACTGCTTGACGGGGAAGCGTGGCAGGTCGTCGGGCATCATCGGCCCCTTCTTGCCGGTGAGCGTGGTGCGCACCAGCTTGCCCAGCAGGCTCCGCACGGGCACGTCTTCACCGGCCAGCATCACCGGCGCGCTGATGAGGTATTCCGTCATGTCGGTACCGCGTTTGGTGACGGTGTACTGATAGTTCTCCTGCAGCAGGCCCACGGCTTTGTCGATGATTTCCTGCCGGCGCGCGGACAACTCTTCCCAGCCCACCGGATGGCTGGTGTGCGACACGCTAGTGAGCAGCCGGAACTCGGTCTGCAGGCTTTGACCCGAGAACATCGTGAAAGCCAGGGCGCGCTCCAGGCGCTTGATGAGCGTCGACTTGCCGGCACCCTTGTCGGCCTGCACCGTCATGTGTGGCCAGAAGCCCAACAACGCCTTCAGGTGACCACCGAGCGCCCACACCAGGGGGACGGTGGCGGCGTTCTGCTTAAACGTCGCCTGAAACGCCTCCAGCACGGTGCGAGCGTCCTGTTTCGGGCCGCTCGGGAACGTTAGGTTGTGATACGGGCACTGCTTCTCGGGCTCGGTGAAATAGCAGTCCGGCCCCTCGTTGACGATCAACTTGCCATCACGCCAGGCCAGACCCACAAAGTTGGCCGCGTCACGCGCGCCGAGGTCGGCCGTGCGCTCCAGGATGTTGACCATGCGCTTGAACGGCGCAGGCGCCCAGATCGGGCCGAACTTGCCCCACAGGTCGGTGTTGTGGAGCTGGTCGTCCATCATCACGCGGCGGATCAGCTTTGCACCGTGGCGCGGCGCCTGCACGGACACCGCGAAGTAGACGGTGGGGGACTGGTCCGGGTCGCCCGTCATGGTCGACGTGGCGCTGGCCACCGATACGCGGCTGATCGACGCAACGCGAAAGCCGCACAGGTCCGTGTACACCGGCGTCTCGATGTCGCCCTCGCCCTGGCGGTCCATCTTGGTGATGTAGCTGGTGAAGTCGGGCTTCACACGGAAGCGCCAGTACTGGGCGAAGTCATGCGCCGGCAGGTACACGCGCGGCCGGCCCTTGCGGGATTCGTCGCCCGCCATGCCAGCGATGATCCACGGCTCGAACTTGTCGAGTGCCCGGGCAAGCCGCTCTGCGCCGTGCTCCTGCAGATAGTCGTTCACATCGTTGATCGACTCGGCCGACGTCTTGTCGTCGTTCAGCCCCCGCACCCACTCGGTTTGGTCGACCAGCATGGCGCTGATGTTCAACGCGGTCAGACGCTCATACAGCGCCCATGCCGCCTCGGGGCCAGGGCGCTGGCCAGCACGCGGGTGCTCCCGCCCGAACGGCTCGTCGTTGTCCATGCAGATGACGCATTGCTTGCCCTGCAGGAACGAGAAGTCGATGCCGTCGACGTTGGACAGGCCGCGCAGGGCGAACGCCGCCGCGCCAGGCAGATTGCACGTGTCGATCGACAACGCGTTGATGGCGGATTCGACCAGGAACACACGACGGGCGCGCGCCAGGCGTGGGGGGTCGGAGGTCCAGCCGTGCCCGGTCTTCTCGCCCTGGCTCTGCGTCTTGACGTTGCCGTTTTGCGCCGGGTCCAGATAACGCATGTCGACGGCCACTACCTGGCTGGTGTTGAGCGACTTGACGATGAACGCAGCGGCAGGCCCGCCGTAGCCGACTTCGCCCGGCTGCAGGCGTGAGCTAGTCCAGGCGTTGTAACCCAGCGTGCGGGCACGGAACGCGGCATCGATGGCCGCATCCGAAATGCCGCGGCCCTTCAAATACTCGCGGGCGTGCTCGCGGTCTGCGTGGCAGCGGTCGGCGATGTACTCGGCCTTGGACTTCTCGCGGCGTTCCTGCTGGCCCGTGGGCACGTCACGCGGAATGGCGTAGGCGTCGTGCAGCCACTTCACCGCCTCGGACACGTCGCAGCCATGCGCCAGCATCACCAGGTCGATGCAGGAGCCGCCTTCGCCCGAGCTGTGGTCTTTCCAGCCCGTGCCGTGCGTGGGGTGGTTGACGAAGATGGACAGGGACGGGTTCTTGTCGGCGTGCAGCGGTGAGTGATAGAGCGCCTTGTCGCCGCCTGGGCCGCGCTTGATACCCAGCCGCTCGGCCAGGTCGTGCAGGTCGATGCGTTGTTTCAGTTCGTCAATGGTTGCCATGCTTGTGCCGCCTCAAAGGATCTCCGGGACGGTGGGCAGCACCGCAGCGCCTGCCACCCACTCTGTGCCGTTCCAGCGCGCAAACCGGATGAGCTGTTGGTGGTAGTAGTCCCGGCCCTGGATATTCCAGACCGGCACGGGAACGCCACGCAGCCAGCGGAGAATGATTTCGCGGCCGATGTGCTCGACAAGCACGCCGGCGTCGTGGTCGGCGTGGGGCGCCGGGTTGACCTGGGCGATGTGCCACAGCGCTGCGATGTATTCGTCGCTGTAGCTCTGCAGGCGGTCGGTGTCGATGTTGAAGGTGATGGCTGTTTTCATGGTGTTGTCTCGATGGAGGTCAGTCGTCCAGGTCGCCGGCGGCGCGGCGCTTGAAGTCGACGGCAACTGCTGCGGCGCGGGCGCGCTTCTTCAGGCGCGAGCGAGCCGTTGCAGTGACCACTGCGCGCAGTGGCGCAGACATGGCGTCGTAGGGCGTGACGACGCGGAGGAAGCGGTAGGCGCGGCGGACTTCTGCATCGGTGACGGGCGGCTTGCTCATGGGCGACCTCCGTTCGAGAAGAAGCCCTTCCAGACGCCGTGGCCGTAGCACAGCATGAAGAACACGCTGGCGGTGAACATGCCGGGCTCGTTGGTGACGTGGGTCAGGTACAGCCAGGCCGGCTGACCGAGCAGGCCGACCAGAGCGCCCCAACGGTGCGTGCGGCGGGAGTAATTCAGCAGCGCAACTGACAGCAGTGCGGTGAGCACCATCCACAGATTGACGAGGGCGGGCATCAGGCACCTCCCTTGGCGGGGCGGGCGGATACAGCTCGCGGCTCGATGCCTGTGCGGGTGAGGACTTGGAGGGTGGCGCCGATGCTGGATCGGTCGATGACCAGGAAGCGATGGCGCCCACCATTGGTTGCGGTGAGGCGCACGATGAAGGCAACGGGCTGTCGCATAGTCGCCCCCATCAAAGAACGCCGGGCAACTTGCCCTGCGACATGATCGGCGCCAACGTAGCGATCGGCAGCGCCTGGATGCCTAGCGGCCGCGAGATGTGGACGAGATTGGCATAAAGCTCCATTGCCACTGCCAGCGATCGCGCGGCAGCAAGCTCCTTGACCAGCACGCCCCGATACCGCAGCGCAGCCAGTTGTTGCGGCATGGTCAGCGTGCCCACCCGGCGCGGAGGCAACCGCCCTTCCAGGACATCAAGCACCCAGACGCGGAAAGCCTTCGCACGCGCCGTGCGCGCCAGCATACCCAGCAGGTAACAGCCGCGCGGGCTGAAGATGCGCACCGGCTGACAGCCGCCGGCGGTGTGCAACTCGACGACCCGCGTCATCTCTTCGGTGAACTCGTCGGCGTTGCGGTCGTAGAGCTTGCGCACATCTTTGGCAGGGTCGTTTGAATACCCCAAGGCAGCCCCGATCTGGGGCCCCCTTAGCCACGGCACGTTGTGTAAATCCACTACATCAAATTCGATGTTCTCAAAAGCGAGGACGGCATCGTTGTGGAGGTGTTGCATGCTGAAGCTCCTGTTTTTCTAGGCAAAAGAAGCCCCTCGCGCCGTGAAAGGCGCGAAAGCAGACGCGAGAGGAAGCGGGGAGACGGCTAGGCCGTCAGCCGTTCAGCAGGTCGAGCTGAAGCGGGTTGTCGGGCAGCAGGCGGGTGCGGCCAGCGGGCAGATAGGCCTTGGGGTTCGGCTTCATGCTGGGTGCGATCGTGTGGATCGCGGAGAGAATCGCCTTGCAGGTGTAAGCGCATTCCACGTTGGGGCATTGGACGTACAGCTCACGCGACAGCAGCGTCACTTCACGGCTCGTGCGGACCTGCATACGCGAACTGCAATGTGGGCACTTGATCATCATTCGAGGGTCCTCCCGCATTCGCCCAAGCCCTGCCGAGCGCATTCACACGACATACCGACTTCGCCCAAGGTGGCGACGGCATCCAGATATTTGCAGGTGACCAGGATGTAACCCACCGTGCGGACGAGGGTGTCCAGCTTGTCGATCGTGATGCCCTGGTCGCCGTTCAAAAAGCGGCTCATCGATGAGTTATCCCAGCCAACCGCCTGGGCAACCTCTTGACGCTTGGGGCCTGAGAGCGCGCGGCGCAACGCGTGCTCGATTAGTTGAGGTGGACGCACCGTTCAATCCTCCGCAATCGAAGTTGTGTGACGTTGCTTAGGGGCTGGCATAGGCTCTTCATCATCAGCCCCCATGGCTCGCAGGATCAGCACGCGGGCAAAAGCCGCCCGAGTGAGGTTGACGCGCAAACGCAGGGCATCAAAGGCTTGCAGCTCTGCGGGCTTGAGGCCGGCCTGGATCCGCTTCTTTGAACAGACGCCCCTTGGCGCCCGCTTTGGTTGGGTTGTTGGGGTACCCATGGCGATATACATTTCTGGGTTAGTGATGCACTACACAGCGAGTATGGTACAGAAAACTGAGCTAGTCAACGATGAGATCCCAGAAAATAGGGCTCTGATCGGTGCGCGCCTGAAGGAAGAACGGGAGCGGCTGGGCTTTTCGCAGCCCGCATTCGCCGCAATCGGCGGGGCATCGAAGGGCTCGCAGCTGTCGTGGGAAAAGGGCACGGCAACTCCCAATGCAGAATTTCTTCATGAGGTTGCTCGGGTGGGCGTGGACGTGCTCTACGTGGTTACCGGCCGCCGCAATACAGCGGAGATGGCACCTGAAGAAGAGATGGTGTTGTCGGGCTACCGTCGACTGGATGCGCGCGGCCGTGCCGGCGTGCTGGCCCTAATCAGCGGCATGCAAGAACCTGCAGGCGCGTCCATTCGTGTGGGCGGCAATGTCGGCCAATACTTTGAAGGCGATCAAACCGGCGACGTGAAGATCGACATGAGCACCAGCAAAGGAAAGAAGAAGCGCTAACAAATGAGCGATGCGCGTATGCGTGCCATCGCCATGCAGCACAAGCAGTACAAGGCCCGCCACCAAAAAACAATTTCGGCGGGCCTTTTCGTTTTGGGGAGCGTTCTTGCAGGAGGTATTTAACGCCCGGCCACGGGGCGGTCAATGACAACAACAACCGATGCAAGAGAAACACATATCAGTTGAGGGGGATGCAGGTCTGGTTGTCGCTGGCAACGCCACGCACGACGGGGCAACAGCCAACAACCAGACAAGCAACGTGATCAACATTCACCACCACGGCGCGGCAATGAACGATGCCAGGCCCCTCACCATGGAAGGCCGTATGAATCGGATGTCGCAGTGTTCAAGCTGCGCCGCCGCCCACCAACAGCACGCACGCATGCGCCGATGGCTTCTGTTCACCGGCGCACTAGCGCTGACGGCGTCGGCCGTCGCCATATGCGCCACGATCGTGGGCGGCCCAGCCGCAGACCCTGCCCTCGCCGTGCAAGGAAGCCTGTGTCATCACGAGGGCAAGGCGCACTCCCCCGGGGGTGTCGCTCGGATGGCGGATAGCCAACTCTACATCTGTGCGCCCCCTTCAGCCGGTGGCGTTGCGTTCTGGGAATCAGCAGAAGAAGTCGCCAAGCGGCGCAATGCCAGTTCGTGATACGCCGGATCCAGTTCGCACCCAGCCCACTGGGGCCCGCTTCCTGCGCCGCCACCAGAAACGTGCCTGAGCCTGCGAACGGATCGCACACGACACTGCCGGCAGCACCAGGCGCACCCGCTTCACGCGCCAAGCCCAGGGGCTTCACCGTCATGTGTTGCTTCGGCAATGCCGGACGTTCGGCAAACAGGCTTGGCGACCGTGCCTAATCACGATTGGCCAGCACACCGGCCGGCTCACTCAGGTACCGACCGTACCTACTTCTTCCAGCGCTTCAGGCGTGCCGGTGCGGCTTCAGTCTTAGGTGACCGTGACCTGCGCCACAGGCATTGAGGCAGCCGGTATGTCCTGGAAGGAGACGGTTTTGTTTCTTCCGGTCGCCTTTGCGTAATACAACGCTTCGTCGGCACCCTTGATCAGGGCCTGTGTGTCTGCTCCTTGACCGGGCGTCGCGGAAGCCAAGCCGACGCTGACCGTAACGTGTCCTAGTTCGGTGCCGACGTGTTCGATCAACAGCCCGATGATGGCGGTTCGGATTTTCTCGGCGATCTGGCGCGCCCCCGCTTCCGGGGTATCGGGCAGCAGCACAATGAACTCCTCGCCACCGTAACGGGCTGCCGTATCGCCAGGGCGGCGGACATTGTCGGCAATGCAACGCGCTACTGCGGCGAGCGCGTCGTCCCCCGCCTGGTGTCCGTAGGTGTCGTTGTAGGACTTGAAGCGGTCGATATCGATGAAGAGCACGGAGAGTGTGGACCGGACACGACGTGCTCGCCGCCACTCCGCGTCCAGCAGCTCCGCGAATCTGCGGCGATTGCTGAGGCCCGTTAGCCCGTCGGTGCGGGCCAGCAATTCAAGCTCGTACTCTGCGCGGATTCTGTGGCGTAGCTGTGCACCAAGCATCAGCGTCAAAACAATGAAGGAAATGCCGAACGCGAAGACCAGACTGCCAATGATTACGGCGCGACTTCGCCACCCGGCATAAATTTCATCTTCTGCCTCCGCGACCATGATGATGAACGGGAGCTTTGTGAAGTGCTTGAAGTAGTAGATCCGTCGGACTCCGTCGATGGATGCCGTCTCAGTAAACGTGCCTTCTCGGGCCGTCTGAAACTTCCGAAAAGTCGCTGCATTGCTAATGTTGCGCCCGATGGTCTTCGGGTCGTACGGCTGACGCATCATCATCACACCATTGGAACCGATCAGCGAAATGGCCCCACGCTCGCCAAGATCAACACCGGCAAAGAGCTTGTGAAAATAGTCAAGATTGAGCGCAATGACGGCAATCCCGCCAAACGATCCGTCCGGCTTGGAAATGCGCCGAGACAGCGCAATGCTGGGAGCGCCGTCTCGCAAACGTGACACATAAGGGTCACTGATGTACAGGCCGACGTTCGGGTTCTCTTTGTGGATCGTGAAGTATCTTCGGTCGGCGAAGTTGCCCCGGCGCGGTATGTCGTTTGCCGAGTCAAGAACGATGTTTCCGTGCTCGTCGAAGATCAGTATCGCGCCCAGGTAGTCGGCCGTCATTGCGTGATCGAAAAGAACGGCACGGCGTAAGGCGGGCGGGGCCGACATAACGTTCGGCAGTTCCAGATTGTGGATCGCTGCCTGCAGGGACAGGTCGTATAACTCGATGTTGCGTTCGATGTCCCGTTCCGCCAGCAGACCAACGTTGCGCGACGTTTCACCCGCACGCTCAAGTGCGTCTGCGCGACTCTGGTAAAGCTGCAGCACGCACACGCCCATCAACGCACAGGCGATGACGATACCGACAGCAATAATCGAATATGGAATGCGTCTCCGATGCGGCATGGGGCGGTTTGGATGGGTGTCCCGGGGGCGAGGGACCGTTCTTATACTATCGGATATGCAATCAATTTTTGTCCTGGGTCACAGGGCGCGCTCGTAGAAGTTTCAACTACTGTGCGCGACAGTCATTTCGACCGTAGTCGTGTACCCATTGCCGTTCAAACGATGAGTGACTTGCTGTGCACGCCAAGCGGCGCCATCGATCTGCGGTTTCCATCCGCGCACCTGGGCATGCAACGACGGGAACACGTCCGGCCTGCCCTGGGCCAGCGTGATGACGAACGTAGCGACGCCTCGTTGAATCTTGCGCCACTCGCTGCGTGCCGCTCGCTCCGCGTTGGACTTAGACGCGTACGTGTGCCGCAACACCTTCATGTTTTCCGGGTTCGGGGCCGCCTGCAGTGTTTCACCGTTCTTCTTGGACTTGCCAGTCTCGGGTTTTTCCCTTGTGACCGTTGCATTGGAAGCATCGACCACGACTTCGCCGCGCAGCCCGGCGCGAGTGTCTTGGTAGTAGGCCTTCACGCCGTTGTAATTCTCCCGGTCAGCGACAAGAAAGCGGTGCTGGTCGCCCGACGCACGGGAAATTTTTACGATCGGGAGCGCTAGGCCCGAGCCACTGGTCGGTTCATCAGCAGGAATGAACAGCAACGTGCCATTCTTGACCGTGGCAATCGCATCGAATTCCTTCGCAAGGCGCGACAGAAAGTTGGCGTCCGATTCGCCGGTTTGATCGACGTGAGCAATGACCTGGTGCGCCAGCTTTTCGCCGACCAGCCACGTGAACTTGTTCCGGATGGCAATCGATCGCACCACCTCGCTTATTGTCTTGCCAACGTAGGATTCGTCGCGGCGCGTGGTTAGGCCGCCATCCATCTCCGCACTACGCGCTCTGATGATGAGTCGATCAGGCGGCCCCGTATGCTCCAGCTCGTCCACCTTGTACGTCCCCTTGTCCACAACACCGGAATGTGCCCAGCCAAGGGAGAGCGACAGACGCACGCCTTTCTCGGGCATAGCCAGCATGCCGTCGCTGTCGTCCAGCTCGATGTCGAGTTGGTC